ATATGCTTTGACTGACTGCTGTGAAGGAATAGCAGTATCACTATTAGAACCAAGGTTATCTTCATCCAAGAAGGCAGTAACACCATCAAGGACATTCAGTTCAGTAGCAGTAGCAGTAACATTAGTGCCACCAATATCAAGAGTGGTAACAGAAACTTCACCAACAGTCATTATGTTGGTTGAAGGATTATAAGCAACACCAGCGTCTGTTCTAATATTTTCCTGAGTTGGGTTGGCGTTATTATCAGCAACAAATGTGATGTAGTGAGTAGCATCAGTATCTGTCTGACCAACTGCAACAGATGATGCCTGAGCACCACCACCAGAAATTGCTTCAAGTGAGGTTTCAACCTCCTGTAAAGCATTTTTGATAGTTGTGTTGTCACTGATTGTTGATCCAGTGAAAGTGCCAAGATTAGTAGAATCTCTGGCAACACCAGTCAGTGTTATAAGGTTGTCACCAGCTTGTCCATCATCAAGAACATCTCTACCATCAACTGTTCCACTAACAGTAATATTTCCACCTACATTCAGAAGATTGCTATTTGGATTGAATGTAATACCAGCATCAGTTCTTACTTCTTCTGCTGTTGCTGATCCATTGTTATCAGCAACAAATGTAAGATACTGAGTAGCATCAGTAGAATTAGAAATTGTTTTAACTGTATCTGCACTAGTAGCACTAGTAGCACTAGTAGCAGTATCAGCATTTCCTGTAAGATCACCTACAAAGGAAGAAGCAGTGATGATGCCAGATGCGCCTGCATCAATGCCGCTACTTGTGATAGTAACAGCAGAACCAACAGTTACTTCTGTAAAAGTAGCACCTGAAGACCCACCTAAAACATATGATTTAATTCTAGATGCAGCAGTCTTTCTATTTGTTCCAGTAGCTCCATCATCAACAATAAACAGATCAGCATCTACAATGTCTGCACCAATATCTGTTCCGCCATCAATATCAATCGCTGTGAGATTAACATCTCCAAATGAAAGAATACCACCAGCATCAGATTGGAGAACCTGACCTGATGTTGAAGCATCAGTGCCAGGCAATGTAAATGTTATATCTCCTGCTAAACTATTTGGTGACTTTAATTGAACAAAGTTTGAACCATTATTGATAGCTTCATATAATTTGAGACCACCACCTGTTGTTGTGGTGTTGTTACTCCAAAAGTCACCCCCACCAATTAATTGGTTTCCATCTTTAGTTCCTACGTAGAGCTGGAATCTATCAGTGGTAAATCCTGGTTCACCAACGGCCAGAGTTGGAAGTTGAGAGAATACACCTCTTTTAAACTTAAGAGTTGGTGAAGCCATTTTTTAAATTCTTCTTATATTTTATTTATATAGGGTGTTTATGTAAAGCTACCAAAGTCTTGATTGCCATCAAGAGTGCCATCAGACAAGTCAACAACTTGGAATGGAGTTGTGTACTCCCAAACTGAAGCATCAGTGTCAAGTGCCAAGACACCATCATCAATTGGTGTGCCTGTAATGGCATAACCAGCAATAGAAGTAGCATTTCCAGATGCTCCCTCTGTGGCAATAAATTGACCAATTGATGCATCAAATACCAATGTATGTCCATTTGTAATGGATGTTGTTGAAGCAGCAGCAATATTGGTGAGAGGTCCTAGATCAACTGTGCTAGCATCAGCACCAACCCACTTACCTGTTGAAGATTGATACTTGAGGACTTTATCATTGACCTTAGCACTATTTCTATCAACATCATCCAAGAACTCTAGGCGAACTTCTCCTCCACCACCTTGAGCAGCAGCAGTTCTAACAGTTTCATAGACCATTTTGCGCAATTGATCCACTTCACGCTTCAATCTGGCCATTTCTGTCTCAGATTCATTGATTTTTTCTTCTTCTGGGACTAATTTGTCCAGAATTTCCATAGATTTTTCAATATTTTCACTGATTTCTGCCTTTTCTTCAACTTTCTCTTGTTTCAGAGGTTCAGGTTCAATGATATTTGTAGTCTCTATCTCTGTGGGAACATAATTATCTCTCCAATCAGTGGTATCAACCTCTTCTTTTTGCTGTTTTTTGGGATCTGAAAACAAAAATGTCTCAAAAACCTTAGCATTTTTTATTAATTCTTCTCTTTCTTTATCTTTTTTCTTGCTCTTTTCTTTAATCTTCTTTTTTTCTTCACTTAAAGACGCAAAAAGGTCTCCAAGAGATAAATCTCCAATTAATTCTTTCTTTTTTTCTTCTTTTTTCTTTTTTTCTTCACCAATAAGACTGAAGAAATCTCCTAATTCATTCATTTTAAGGACAAAAAGACCTTTTTACTATTTATCTTGGGAAGCTTGCTTTAACATTTTCTGTAGTTCAGCAGTAGACCCCACAAAAAGAGCATTGTTGACTGTAGTTGGTCCTTTTGACTCTTTTTCCTCATTGACATCCTTCAGTTTTTTCTGAAGATCCATCAATTTGTCAGTAGCATCTGAAACATTTTTGATCAATTGACCAGCAACCTCATATGCTCTTGGCATTTCACTCTCTTGAGCAAGTTCTAAGATGCCATTGATTGCTTCTTGCCCCTTTTCAATGATTGAATATAAATTGCCCCTGGTATATTCATAGTCTTTACGAATATCCTCAGAGGTGCTTCTGATTTTTTGTATTTTATCATCTACATTCTCTTTTTTCACTTCAATTTCAGTGGATGTGACATCAAATGTTTCATTTAACTTGTCAAATTTACTAGACATAACTCAATCTCCATTAAAAGGTAGAACCATCAAACCCAAAGTTGTCTCCAATATCAATGAAGTCAGCATCTGCTTTGGTAATGCTATAAACAGCAGCACCTGAAGCGTGTATTTGTGCCTTTGTCTTATCTTGAGCTCTTCTGACAGTGAGTTTGTTGCCAGTTACTTTCTCAACAAACATTTCTTCCTGACCAACATAAATGTATGTTCCAGCGGTAACTTGAGTACCATCAGCAACATCAATCACTACCTCAGTAAGATCTATATCCTCACTAAGTTGTGTGATCTGTGAGTCATTGTAGTCCTGAACTGCTCTTGGTTCAACACGATAACTGACATCTCTAGTGTAAGTAGTTCCAGAAGCGCCTCTGGTTCCAGCAATATAACCAACTTGAACCTTCTTGACAATTTCTCCTGTAACATCTGAAACAGGACCATAAAGATAAGTCTTGGCAGTAAAATTAATTGTATAAACTAATGCCCTTCTTGTATCAAAATTACCTTCATAATCATCTTCCATTGAGATAGATTCAATTTGAACTGGAACATTTTGTGTCTCTGCCAGTTCACCTAAAAACTTAATAGGAAGAGTATATGCTGGTTGGAAATAAGGTAAAATTTGCTCTACAATTTGAAGCATATCATCATTTAATTTTGTCATAATTGACAATTCAAATGTCATATTGTATGGAACAGGCATATAGACTTTTTTAGTCTTTGTTCCATCATCAGTTACACCATAAAATGCTTGAGTTTGAGTTGCCTTTCTAGATGGATCATACTGAAGATTAGTAAACTCAAATGACATTCTTGGAAGAGTCATCTGAACTGGTTTGTTCAGGTCAGATTCTTGCTCCAGTCTTGCCAAAAACTTTTGAGTTGGTCCATAAGCGAGAGGAACTTTTATGACACTAAAAGTATCATCACTAGAGTCCTTGTGCTTGATTTCAATACCATTGAAGAGAGATCCAAATCCAATAATTACAGATCTGAAAATCTCATTATAGAAATACTCAAACATTTTTGTTACAGAATTATACTTCTATTTAGTTAAGGCATTCCAAAGGGGTTAGATTTGGAGAAGTTTATGATTGAGTCTGCCTCAAGTTCAATGGTGTCATTGTCAGCATAAGGTGTAACAAGATCATCATTGTTAACACCCTTGACAATATGGACAGCACCAGAGTCAGATCCAGTAATTGTTTCACCTGCAACAAAAGCACCATCTACAATAGAAATTTCAAGTGTATTGTTTGGTGCATCATATTCTTTAACTCTTGCAGTTGTTCCTGATGTTCCACCAGTAATAATTTCATTAAAGATAAATGATCCACTACTTGTTATAATACCTGCAATAGGTTCAGAGAAAGTGACATCAGGTGTGATAACATACTTAGCGCCAGAATCTGTAAGATATACCTGAGTTACATTTCCATTACTATTGATGGTAGTGATTCCAACTGCTTGAGTTACACCAGAAACTTCATCTGCATAGTTCTTTTCTGCTACTTCATTAGAAATAGTAACAGTTGGTGGGAATAGATATCCGCCACCACCATATGTGACTGTGATTCCAGTCACAATTCCACAATTTTGGATACCAACTTCAATAGATGTAGTTGCTAATCCAACATTTGTAGATGTATTGTTTACTGTGATTTCATCTGTACCTAAACCAACAATAAATGTCTCAGGTGGGAAGGTGCGTATTCTTGCATAAGTGCTATCATACCCATATTGGACTCTCACCCTATCACCAACAATCATTCCTGATGTATTGATACCTGTAATTACAGTTGATCCAATACCAACAGTTCCTTCAGTTTTGATAGAATCATATCTTATTGTTGCTATTCCAGTTGCAGTAAACTGAGATCCACCACCACTAGGTGCAGCGATATACACAGTTGGAGCAGAGACATAACCATATCCACTATTTCCAACAGAAATACTTGTTACTGTTCCTGCAACAGAAACAGTAGCTGTGGCAGTTGCTGAAGTAGCACCTGTGTTTCCGCTGAAACTAATAGTTGGTCTAACAGTATATCCAGCACCAACAGTTGCTCCAGTACCAACACACCAAGGATCTGTTTGTGTGTTAAATCCAACAGCAGTCACAAATCCAGTGATTGGTGCAATAGTTGCAATACCAACTGCCACTTGAGTGACATCTGTTCCTGTCCCTAATCCAATAAGTACATTTGGTGCAGTAGTATACGCTCTACCTGTTGTTGTGAAAGCTACTGTAGATGGATCAATACTTGAACCATCATCACCACCACCAATATCAATAGTGGCAGAAGCATAACTAAAACCTGGATGACTGAGAGAGACACTAGGAGCAGATGTGTAGAATTTGCCCTCTGTTGTAATAGCAATACTCTCAACAGTACCACCAGTAAGATGATATGTGTCTAAGAACGCTTCACCTCTTGCATTGTCACCAGATCCAGTTGGAGCATCAAATGTAACAGTAGGAGCAGTTCTGTAATATACACCACCTGTTGTTCCATATGGGAAAAGATATGCAGAAGCACCAATGCTAATTGGGGCAGCAATCACACTTACTCCAGCACCAACTAAAGATGGTACATCTAAAACAGCTGTTGCTGCTGCCCCAACGTGTCTAGGAGTGGAAATGCCAACAGTTGGTGCTGTAAGATAACCAGCACCACTGCTTGCAACTGAAATGTATTGAACTGACTTAGTTGTAACAATACCAGCTGTTGCTGCTGCCCCTGTTCCTCCACCACCTTGAATTGTAATTATGGGTGGAACTGTATAACCACAACCTGCATTTGTAATATTGATAGAAATAACTTTTCCAGTATCTTGACCATCACACCCAATGTAAGCATTTGACACAGATGCTATCCCAGTTGCTGTTACTCCACCTGCAGGTGCAGAGGAAAATGCTACTATTGGGGCAGATGTATAATTTACACCAGCATTTGTGATTGCAACTCTTTGGACTGATCCTGCTTCACACATATTAGCAGTTCCTGTGGCAATGGTAGAAATACCAACTGCCAGAAGAGTTAATGTTTGAATATATCCAATTTGTTCAATTTCATCATCAATTGTTTCAACACCAGTATCCAGAACTTCATCTTCATATCTGAAGAGTTCACATCTTAGTTGATAAACATAGTTTTTTTGGAGTTGATAGAATGGTTGCTCGTGCTCAACATACTTAATCTCAAAAAGA